CTAAACCAAAGAAAGAAAAAGTAATTAAAGAACCTAAACCAAAGAAAGAAAAAGTAATTAAAGAACCTAAACCAAAGAAAGAAAAAGTAATTAAAGAACCTAAATCTGCTCCATCAGCACCACCTCCAATATTACCTCTTAATGCTTCTGCTAATATTATTCAAAATGCTATTAAACAAAAATTAGCAAGAAATAAAGTTAAAAAATTAAAAGAACCTACTATTTTAGAAGATAAAAAAGAAAATACAATAGCACTTTATACAGGTTTAATTAAACCTGATATAAAACAAAAAAAGAAAAAAATAATTTCAGTTCCATTAAAAACAAGTGATAATAAAACTGAATATAAATTAGATTATGATATAAATAATTATAAAAGTGCTTATGATATTCTTGGAGTTAGTGAAAAATCAACAAATGATGAAATTAGAAGTAAATATAAAAAATTAATATTTAGTTTTCATCCAGATAAATGTAAATTTGATAAAGAAGAGTGTACTAAAATGTCTTCTTTTATTAATACTATTTATCAAGAAATATTTGAAGATGATGTAAAAAGAAGTAAATATGATAAATTAATTTTAAATAAAGATGATGTAAGTAAAAAAAATATATTAAAAGATTATTTTATTATAAATGTTAATAATGATAATAATAATAATAATATAAATAAAGAATTAAATGAAAATGAAGAATTAGCTTTACGTTTTTTTGTTGAAAAATATTCATATGCTACTTTAAATAATAAAAAAATATATAAACAATATCAAGATTTATCAAAAACTGAATTAAGAGAATTATATGAAAATCTAAATAAAAAACCTACTATGAAAAGTGTAAAACTTCAAGAAATTTTATACCAATTAATAATATCTTATAATGTTAGAAAAAAATTAAATTATAAAGTTTAAACTATTACAATTTCTTTTTATAATATAATAATCTCTCTTTTGTATTTTTGTTTATTATTCATACATCCATTCTAATATATTTCTTTTTTTTGAAGAACTATCAATAATTTTTTTTTCTAATTTAATAAATTCTTTTGATGGTTTAAGATAAAAATTTGACATTTCACTTATATCTTTTTTTTGTTTAATAACTTTAATAGGTTTAATATATGATTTTTTTTGAATTCTTTTTTTATAATTACTTGAATTATTAAGAGGTAATATTGGAGGTGGTGCTTCTATTGGAGGTGGTGCTGGTGGAGCAGGAATAATAGAAGGAGACATTATAGGATTATTTACTAATTTAGAAGGTCTTCCTCGTTTTTTAGGTTCTTTAATTACCTTTTCTTTAATAGGTTTAGGTTCTTTAATTTCCTTTATTTTTCGGCATCTATTAGTAGGTTCATAAAGCATTTTGCCTTCGGGACAAGTTTTAATTTTTTTAGGTCTTCCTCTCTTTTTTTTAACTTCATCCATTATTTCTATATAATATATATAAATAAAATAAAAAAAATAATATAATTATTATTAAAAATCTAAATTAATAATAATATCTTTAAAAATGTAAATTAAAGGTTTATAAATCTAAAATTGATTAAAATGGTCTATATAAATTAATTAATTTATAAAATTCAAAGGACATTTCTATAATTTATTAAAAATCTAAAATATTAAATAAAAATCTATTTATATATAAAAATAAATTAAAAATCTATTTCTTTTTTATAATTATTTGAAGTGATATTAACCATTCATTTATATCTTCTAATTCATTACCATATTCATTTGAGAATTTAAAATTTAAATAATTAATTTCATTATTACTTATTTTTTTTATAAAAGAACTATTATTATCAGTCCAATTTATTAAAGCACCAACAGCAACATCTTGGCGATTTATAATAGCACCTATATCTCCTCTATTTATTGAATTATTGAAATTATCTATATTCATATTTTGTTCTATCAAACCTATTATTTTAATTATTATTAATGAAAAATTATTCATATTTATTATATTCGAATACGTGCCTATATTATTTACAGATGCTAAAATCTCATTATCATAATTAGCTTTTAAACCAAAATAAGAACTATTATATTTATTAGGTATTAAATATATTGAATTAGTAATATCACTATTCTTTTTATAATTCCATTTATTTTTCTTTTCATTATATTCCATAGTAAAAAATGAACTACATAAATTATTTATAGTTTTTATAAAATCTTGTATATTATAATTTCCTGTTTCTATTTCAAATTCTTGATAAACATTACCAACTCCATAATCATATTTAATTATAAATGTTTTTGAATTATCATTAATATTATAAAAACTATTTAATGTTTGAAATGTTTTAATATTTAAATATGCTTCTTCGTCTTGTCCTATAACTATTCCGTAATTACTAAAATATAAATTATAATTATAAGAAGTATCTAATCCTTGTTTATTTAGAGATGTTATAAATAAATTATGAATTTTATCAGTCATATTACTTTATATTAATATTTAAAATGAATTAGTATGTTTGATTACCATCTATATAGTCTATAACTTCAAAGACTGCTGAAAATGTTATATCACTATTAATACCTGTATAAACTCCTGACGAAGATGTTAAATCTTGTGTGCACAATAAAGTAATTGTATTTAAATTTTGAGAAATTAATTTATGATATGTTGGAACTTGGGGGGTATTCAATCCCATTCCTAAATATAAAATAGCACTCGTATGATTATAACTATCAAAACCATCCGCATAAGTTTCCAAGCATCGTATAGCATATCCTGTATTATTATTAGCATTAGTATGGACTAATTGAACCAATGCTATTTCAGCGATTGTTCCTAATTGTAAATCTCTAATATTCCATTTAAAACTTCTATTTTTTGTAATTCTATTAACAACATTAGCAACAGCACCAGCACCTTTCCCATTTGTTGATGTAAATTTTAATGTCATATTAGGAGGAGGAGATTGAAAATATGTTCCATTTTTTATAGATGATTGATTATTAATAGTTAAAGAAGCAACGCTTGATTGATTTAAATTAAATATTATAGATGCCCCACCACCTACCGCTCCTATTGTATTTACTACTGGTGCCTTCTTCGTATATACTCCTACATTTGTATAAGTCAGTGTTGAAATTACACCTGAATTTAAAGTAGGCGTAGCACTTGCTCCACTTCCACTTCCTCCAATAGGAGTAAAAACAATTGTTGGTGATACGTAATTAGACCCTTTATTAGTTATTGAAATTGAAGCAACTGATGTTCCTACCAAAGAACAAGAAAGATTAAATCCATTTCCAACACTTCCTCCAACTTTTGTAATTGAAGTAATAATAGGAGCTTTTTTGGTATAACCAACGCCAGCATTTATTAAATTAACACCTGTAATAGTTCCAGAAGCATTACAAACAATAGTAGCAGAAGCAGAAACACAATAAACAGGAATTTCACCATTCATATAAGCAATTGTTCCTAAAATACATCCTGTATCCGTGTTATCAAAATTTAATATATCGCCAGTATTATAACCAGTTCCTCCACTTGTTATCGTAAAAGTAGAAGAAACCGAAGTAGGAGTTAATAATGAAACAGCAGTAAAACCACTTCCTCCACCTGTTGCTGAAATTGTAGGAGCATTTATATAATTACTTCCACCAGCAAAAGATGAATATCCTGATATAACTCCTGATAAAACAGAAGCAACTTTAATATTTGCTGGCGTAGTTTCACCTGCTCCCGTTGTTGTAAAATTTATTACATCATTTACAGAATAATTACTACCACCATTAATAATTAAAGTATTATTACTATCTATTCCTATTCCTGTTAAATCTGTTGTAATATCTGCTAAATTACTTAAATTTCCATTAGTATCATAATAATCTAATTCTGGTATTTTTACTAATGGTGCTTCCGTATAACCTCCACCTCCTGAAATAAGAGTTGTCCCAGTTATATAAGATAGACTACTATAATTTTTATCATTAATATCACTATCTATTATAGCATTTCCACTAAATAAATTTAGAAAATATGACCTTTTAACCTGATTTAAATTAACCATTCTTAATATATATTTAGATTATTATTAATTATTTATTATCTTCCGCTTCAATTATAACTTGTTGCTTTTCTTCCGCTTCGCTTTTATCTTTTTTCTCTAATTTTATATTATCTCCAAATATAACATTATAAGCAATTAAAACCTTAATTCTATGTAGTTCTATTTCATCTTTAAAAAAATGCGGATAAATCTTTTTTGTTTCATCTAAAATTAAATTATATTTCTCTTTCTGTTCTATTGTAAAATTAAAATCAATATCTTCCATTTCTTATATTTTTATAATATTTTATTTTTTATTTTTTAACCATAATATTATAATTCCAATTCCTTCTTAAAATTAATCCTCCTCTTGTATTTATTGTTAAAAAACTAAATCGTTCTTCGGTGCTATGTTTATATAATTCTTCAAATTGATTTTCTAATAATATCCCTGAAACTACTGGATAAAATTTATTAATTACATCTTTAAAATTAGCGTATTTGAATAAACAATAAATATCAGTATTAGATTTAATAACAGGTGGTATAGCATTTATATATTGAGTTGTTATAAATATATTCGTGTAGAGATGTCTATGTTTTAAAAGAAATTTTACTAATCCACTATCTCTTGATTTATTAAAAGTATCTTTATTACCTATTAAATCATCAAAGCATATATGAGTTATAATATGTTTTTTTTCTTGTATTGGTATTATATTTTTATGATTATATATTATCCAATATTCTTCATCTGTTAATTTCTCTTTTGTTTTTTTATATTTTTCAAAAACTTTTTTTATTTTTTCATATTCATTAACTTCGTCTATATGATGTTTAATATCTTTTAAAATTTCTTCTAATTTTTCATCACTATATTCTAAATATATATCTTCTTCTTTAAGATTTTTCAAATTTTTAAAAATTATATTTGTAGAATTCATAGCAGTAGGGGAAAATAAAATAATTCTTTGTTCTAATTCATTACCATATATATCATAAATAGGATTTTCTTCAAACATTTTTAATAATGAAGTCATAGCATATGATTTACCAGAGTTTTTAGCACCAACAATTAGACACGAAAAAAATAATGATGGAAGATGAGGATTTTTAGACCTTGGTTCATCTGTCTTTTTTATTTTGAAAATAGGAGTTGGTAAATTTTCAATTGGTTCTTCTATTATCATTTAAGATGTGCTCTATTATTATATTTTTTTTTTTATAATATATTTATAAAATGGATTTAAATAATAATAAAAATAATATCGATGAAGAAGATGAAGACCTTAATATTGATGATATTAAAAGAATTGTTAATAATTTAAGAAATAATAAAAAACAAATTAAAAAAAATAAAAATGAAATTGAAATTGTAAAAAAAAATGAAATTGAAATTGAAAATAAAATTGTAAAAAAAAATATAAAAAAAAATAAAATTGAAAAAAAAACATTAGATTTAACTATTAGCGATAAAGAAGTCAATAATATTATTAATAATTCTAATTCAAATTATAATCCTAATGAAGACGCAAAATTACAAATGTTTTTAGATGCTTTTGAAAAAAAGTTTTAATATTCAATGCTTACACTATTTCCAGAAAAATTCGCCTTTACTACGCGTTCCGCAAATCCTAGAAGAATAGTATTATTAGTATTTCCAGTATTAAAAATAGGAGACCATTTAATAGTTAAAAGATTTCCAGTAGGATTTGGATAACCAGAAATAGTTTTATTTTTCCAAGCGTCTCTATGTTCAAATGAAACTGCTTGTAGGAAAGCATATTTAGTCCATAATTCTAAACTTTGAAGGCCTGGGTAATCGCTTGCGTGAATATTATCTTCTAAATCAAGACTATCAAAATTGTTGTGTTTGATTAAATGGGGAGGTTGAGGAAAAGGATACACAGGGATACCATTGATTTCTATTTGAGCTTCAACAAGACCACAAGCATTTTTTTGGAAAAATTTACACTGGTTCCAAGCTACAATATTGGTAAGGGTATTCGCAAGTAATGTTGAAAATACAGGAGTAATTGTACTAGAATTTGTTCCTTGATTTTGAAGATAATTAATAGTTTCAAAATCTTTATCAATACAGGTTAAATAAAGTTTAGATAAATATTTAGCAGTTGTTGAAAATTGAAGAATTGGGCCTGATGATTTAGCAATAGCTGCACTTCTGGCGGTAGACATAGTTTTAAAAACAATTGTATATTTTCCAGCAGCTTTAAGAGCATCTAATGACTTTTGATAGTAATCGTCATCAAATGAAATTGATTGAATTGTCATATAATAATTATCTATTGAATAACTTGGTGTTAGATTTGTAGGGGAAGTCGCATCAAGTCCTTTCCAGAGTATGTTAGAATTCGCAAGACGAAATTCAGCAATAAATTCAACAGATGTTAGATCAATTATTCTTTGGGCGGTGTTAAAAAAACCGCACCAATTACGAATTTGAATTGGTCTTTTTGTATCACAAACAGAAGCGTCAGTGGTTCCTGTTGCTGTTCCAAGTGCTACCGCGGTAATTGCTTCTGTGGTTGGATTTAAAGTGTAAGAAATAGAAGGGTCAGTAATTTCAAGAGAGCGAACACCAGAAATATTATAATTATAATTTGTTTGATTATCATATAAAATATTAAAAAGATGATTATATGAAACAATATTCTCAAAAACTTGTCCATTAATAAAAATTGTTAGAGTGTCAATGAGAGAAGCACTATTACGGGGGAAGTGAGTTCCTTGACGAGTTGAAGTGCCTGATTGAGAAGCAGTTGAAGTGAATTCAAAATATTTCATAAGAGTATCAAGACAGATAATCTTCTTTGGAAACGTGTACCGAATTACCTCCCCCTGATTAATGGTGGAACTTCTGTCCGCATAAAATCTAATCATTTGTTTTCGGTATCCAGGTAAATTTCGGTAAATTTCATTTAAATTTTCGGGAACTACTACTGACATTATATCTATTATATAGAAAATAAAAAAAAAATGATTTTGATTTTAATAATATTTATATAAATGTTTCAATATGATTTCGTAGATTATAGTGTTTTCTTTATGATTTATTGGGATGCTCTTGAAGAATATATGAATTATGAAACTACTGATATGTATAATTTAAATTATGAAGAAATGTCTATGGATACTATTAAAGAAGAATTAGATGAAAAATATGAATGGGATGAAGATGAAATGAATTATATTCATTATTTATTTGTAAAACATTTTACAAATACATTTGAAGATATGATTATTAATTATAAAATGAATTATTTATTAAAACTTATGAGTAATAAGAAATTTATGAATAATTCTTTAATTTCAAATCGTTATAAATAAATTAAGAAAAAATTTTTTATTATTTAAATTAATAATGAAAGAACAAATTGAAGATATTTATATTGATTGCGAAGACTTAATTAAAGAAGCAAATAAGCTTTATTTAGAAGTAATAAAAAAAGAAATAACGGATGATGATATGGGATATCTTGATAGTATGAATAGATATATTAATAATTATACAAAATATAGAAAAAAATTAATTAAAGATTATATTAATGATTTAAAAAAAATACTTGATAATAATTAATTGCTTTTAATTCATAGTTATGACAAATGAAGGTTTATCAGGGAAAATATAATCATTTTGTGTAAAATTCCGTAATTGTTGCCTATAAGTTTTAACTATTTCTAAATTCTCGGGTGTAATTGGATAATCACATAACATATATTTATCTGTCTCGCATAATATTAAATTTCTTTGTTGTTTTAACGCTATTTTATGACTTAATGAATTATATTCTCGTTGTAAATTATCCATATCTAATTATAGTTTATTTTTTAATTCATTTATTTGTAATTGTAAATTTTCAATTACTTCATTTTGTTTTTGTATAAGTTTGTATAATTCCTGTGTAGCACATACGTTTAAAGTAAATATATAATCTTTTTTTAATGTATGGAAATCATCTACTTCTTTTCCAAATACAAATATATTTGATGTATTAATATCTTTATCTATTTTAATTACATTTTCATTAATTTCTAAAATATTATACATATTATCATTACCGAATTCATCATAAATTTTTATATTATCATTTATATTTAATTCTTGACTAATATCATTTTCTAATGTAATAATATTACTATCACAAATAGCTCTTTTATAAATATTAGGTATAATATCTTTAACCAATTCTACGGCGTGAGGTATTACTTCTTTTACCTGCTGTGCGATGAAACCATATACAACTCCATTATTTTTTGATAAATAATCAATATATTTATATGTTTTTGGTTGAATTGCTAATATTTGTTGTAATGCTCCATCATCAGTAATATCATTAATTTCTTTTTTTATTCTAATATCACTTGAATTTAAAATATTCCCTCCAACGTGAATTTGTCCCGCAAAAGCTGCTGATGTGTCTCCAGTTATACTACTGCTGTTATAATCACTCCCACCATTATAGCCCGTGCGGACGAATACATAGGATAATGTCCCGTTGATTGTTCTACTGACCACAAACGGGTAATACTGCGTCCCGAATGTTCCAATAACAATTCCTTTATTAGTAATATTTATTGGTACCCCATCGACATCAATAATGACACCCGAATTATTTACTGTCATAATATTTCCATTTCCACCCCACATTGAAAAATTAATAGATTGTCCTGTATTCACTAATAAACCTAAATCACGACCATAATTATATAAAGTATTACCATCTCCTCCGTTTATTCTTAATCCTCCTAAATAACTTTGACCAACTGTTAATTCTCCATTTGTTGTATTTAAAGTCATTTGAGGTGTAAATGATGTGTCCGCATTTGTTGAAAAATAACCAAAATTTAAATGGTGTCCTTGATTACCACCCATTCCAATATTACCCGAACTATAAAAACAAATTTTATATTGAGCATTTATAGCATCAGTACAATAAAATGAGGTATGTGTATTCCCAACATATCCATTAACAGTTAGATTTCCTAATACTATTACACTTCCGTCATATCCTAATTTTAATATATCATTTCCATTACCAGACCAATCGGCATTAAATCTCAAATATTTATATGTAGTATCACTTCCATTTATAAACATAGACCAACCATAAGAACCTTCAACATCTAATGAATACATTGCTTTTAAAGCTGTGCTTCCTCCAATTCTTGCTGCAATTATTGATGTATTATTAATAGCATTAGTAGGATTATAAACATATAAACCACCTAATGCGGGTGATATTGATGTTGATGAATGTTGTATATGTAATTTAGCAGTAGGATTTGTCGTAGCAATACCAACATTACCATTATTTAAAATTATCATTTTTGGAGTGCTTCCTGTTCCTGTTCCTCCTGTATTTAAAATAAGAGAATTAGGACTTTGAAGAAATAAATTATTAACATAATTCCCTGTATAACTTGTCCCACCTATTCCAATATAACAACTATTATTAGCGTTATTTTTTAGTTCAATATTATTAATAGAAGCAGCAGCAGTTGAATAAATATATAAAGGAGTAATTCCTGTTGTAGGTACTAAATTTAAAGTTCCTGTTATATTTCCCCCCGATAATTGTAAATATTTTGCACTTAAAAATGTTCCATTTTCACTTATTGAACCAGTTGCTAAAATATTACCATTATTTTGTATTTTAAATGTTGTTGAATATGAACTATTATAAAATATATGATTATCAGTTGTATTACCGCAGGAATAATATGAAGGACCATTTGTATCAAACCATATTCTAAAAACATTATCCATACTGGTTATCCACGTACCATTTTTTAAAATTAAACCTGCGTTTATTGTTAAATTACCTGTTAGGGTATTTGATGTTCCTAATTGTGCGTATTTTGATGTTATATTTACTCCTCCTTCTTGTAAATTTGTTGCATTAATTAATCCTGTTGTTGATAATCCTGTGCTATTTATAGTTGTGATTGGAGAACCAGCAACATAAAAAATATGAGATGAAGTTGCTGGAACAGAATACCACATAACCGCAGAATTAATACCAAGCGAATATGGATGGACTGATGCTGTCCCACCAAATAAAATAATTCTATCACCTGTTCCGCCAAATACTCCTAATGAAGGTGTACTAGCATTTCCATTATTGGTTGTTGAAATATTTGAAAATATACCCGTTGTAGCATTAAGAGTGCTTACGCCAGTAATTTGGCCTGACATAACACCGCCTATGAGTTTCAAATAAGAATTATCTTGTCCTGTTTGTGAATAAGCACTTAAAGGAAGATTTGTGAGATTAGCACCATTTCCACTAAAATTAGTTGCACTACACGTTCCAGATACAGTTAAACCAGTAGAATTAATATAAGCTTTTTGGGTTTTGGTTGGTCCTATATTAAAAGAAATTGTTCCGTATTCTTGTATTGTCAGCGTGTCTGTTGGTTGATTTATATGAATATAATGATAATCATCAACGCTATTTATTTTTCCTCCTACTCCTAATGTTATATTTGGAACAGTTAAACTTCCGCTTAAAATTCCCCCTGACTTTAATAAGAAATCAGGGACACCAGTTATATTTCCATAATTTAAAGAAGTAATACCTGAACCATTACCACTAAAATTTGTAGCTGTTAATGTTCCATCTATTGTTTTATTTCCTGATGTTAAAGAAACCGCTTTTTCTGCTGTAATACCTTCCCAAGATGTCCAACTATTATTTTGATTTCTTCTTATTGATAATTTAGGATTTACAGCAGTTCTTCCAATAGCAAATTGCATTCCATAAGAACCAATTGTTCCATACATAGCAGGATAATCAGCACCTAATCCTATATACCAACTATAAAATTGAGTATCTCCTGTTCCAGATGGGCCATTTAATGTTCCTCCTATATTATTAATAAAAGTATAACCAAATTTATTAATATTATTAAAATCGCTTAATGCCTCGTGATTAGTTCCTGTGCTATTAAATAACCAATTATTTATATTTACTGAATTTACATTAAAAATAGTTGAAGCATTTATTGTAGTTCCATTTAAAGTTCCTGATAAATTACCGCCACTCTTTAACAAGAAATCAGGGACACTTGTAATACTTGAATAAGGAATATTATTTAAAGAAGCACCTGAACCTGAAAAAGATGTTGCGGTACACGTTCCAGTCATACTGGTATTTCCATTATCAACGGTAAAAACTTCTGTAAAATTGTCAGGTTCTGCTCCTGCTGATTGAACGCTTCTTAAACAAAATCTCGCATCATTATTGTCATCGTGAAAATCAAATGCTAATTTATAAAAATTATTTGCTCCTATTTGCCTTAAATAACACCAATCATTACCAGCACCAGCAAATTTAAAATTAATATATGTATTTGTTTCATTTGTATCAGTAACAGAACCAGTTTCATAAAAAGCATTTGCACCTGTTAAAGCAATACCGCCACCGCAATCAATATTTCCAGTGGTTTTTATATTACCACTAACATCTAATTTTTCACTTGGTGATGTGTTATTAATACCAATATTTCCAGAAGGTAATATTGTCAATCTTGCGTGAGAAACAGAAGCATTTTGAGAAGTTGAATTATCAGTTTGATTATCATTTAAACAAAAATGTAATTTGCTTCTTCCCCAAGCACTAACACCTTCAGCAATAATAGCAGTTTTTAACCCAGATGATATATTTAATGGAGTTGATAAATAAATAATTGATGTTTGGGTTTCTCCTGTTGATTTAATAGAAACTATTGGATTTAATTTTTCTATATTAAAATCACCGCTTAAAATTCCGCCAGTTTTAAGCAAATACGAACTATCTAATCCTGTTTGTGAATAAGAACCTAAATTTATTCCAATCGTGTTTGTTGTTCTTGTTAATGGAGCAGTAAAGGATAATATTTGTTCTTTCGCATTCAATAAATTATTAGTTTCAGTTTGAGTATATAAAGTCGGTTTATTTAATGTAATCTTATTATAATCAAGACCACTTATACTTCCACCAATTCCTAATAAATTTGTGCTCACGGTTAATATATCTTGTTTTAAATTTATTTTTGTATTTAATGTATTTGATGTAATATATACAGAATTTGAAGTAGCATAATTATCTAGATTTGTTGGTGTAAAAGGGAATGATGAATATGTTAATTGAACTGAATTATCAGTTGTAAAATTTAAACTCATCTCTATTTATTTATAATTAAAAAAATGATTATCCAATTAAGTCCTCAATGATACATCTACAATCTGATTGATTTGTTGAAATTACTGTAATATAATTAATCGAACCTGTCCCATTTTTTATAACAAATAAATTATTAGGCATAATTGTTTGAAGAGTAGTATTCGGAGGATACCCAATAGCACAACAATTTAAACCAGCAGAACCATTAGGAGGAGAAGCGGTATTCTTATAACTCATAAAAACTTCATAATAACAAACATTAGGCAGGTCATTAATAATATAACTAAAAAACATTGTAGCATACATTACCCTAATTTTAAAACTTCTAAATGTATCTCCACTTTGAGGCCCTATTTGAATTGTCCCTAATTGAGTATATTTTCTTAAATCTATATCATATTTATAATAAGTACTTCCATTTATATTAATAGCAGTATTTATAGTAATATAAAATCCATAATGCTTACCTAAAATAGGCATATCAAATTCTGTAATATATTTGACAGCGTTTGATGTAGAATATATATTTGATACAATTGAATTTGATATTATTTCTTTTCCGAATATTTGAAGTTCTGCGAAACTCAAATCTGTTTGTCCTGATGTTGAAAGTAATTTATTAAAAACAAATCCTATATATTGATATTGAGTTGTGAAAGTAGATGCTAATGACTTTTCATAAAATCCAGATGTATATGATGTTAATCTTGTTAATTGATGTGCTTCTGTAATTTGATTAAATATTATTCCATCTTTCGACCCATAGCATTTCCATTCTGCGGGAGCTTTTGTTAGAAAATCGCTTCTTTGATAAATTCTATATTTTGTTAATAATATTTCTTGTGGTAATTTTAATATTACCCAATCACCATAATAAATACCATCAATACTATTATCTCCTTGATAATTACCAGTTCCAGAATTATAAAGATTTATAAACCATCGTGGAGAATTTGTTGTTTCTACTGTATTAAAGTTGAATAATTTATCTTTATTAGTTATCCCATTATCATATGTAGATGATGAAAAAACTTCATAAAAACCTGAACCATAAGATATAGAAGATGTATCTAAAAATAAAGTTTGTTTATAAACTAATTTATTTAAAAGGGTTGTTGTTCCTTCTATTGAAGATGATGTGAATAATTTTGAAGGATATTGCCTTTCTGCTGTATAATTAAAAGCTAAATTATATAAATGATTTGAATTTAAATAAGTATTATCTAATAAAATATTATTTTGCTTTATTTTTCCACTTGCTATTAATTCATTTGTAGATATTCCATTTATATTAGAGATATTACCATTATTAAGAATTAAATTATCACATTTGAGATTAGATATATATTGTTGATTAGTTATATTAGAATTAATAAAACCTTGATTTAAATTAATATTACTTAATACATTAGAAGCAACAAAGATATTAGAAATATTTGTTTGATTTAATTTTAATTCATTTGTATTTATTGAATTTAAATATTGGGTTGTTATGATATTAGAATTAGTAAAACCTTGAATAAGATTTATATTATATTCATTTGATGTAATATTTATTAATGACCTTATTCGTTCATCTCCAATATTTGAATATAATTCATTTCTTGTATTTTCTGTAATTCCAACCATATTAGAAACATTAGAATACATAAGTCCCAAAGTTCTACTATTATATTCTTGTTCGTATATCTTATTCGCTAAAAAATAAAAAACTGCCCCTGTTGCCCCTAAAAAAGAAGCTGTAAAAGGATTATTTACTATTCTCGCAGTTGCTATATTTATACCAGTTGTTATATATCCTCCAATACCAGTGAAAGCTGCTTCTCTAATTGAGGATAAGGCAAGAGGCATAGATTGCTGACCTATTCTAACAAATTCAGCTTGATTTCTTACAGCATTCATAACTTGAATTCTTTGTGATTGTGTCATTAAAGTATAATCTTCTAACGCATAAATAAGGTAGATTATTTGCTGTTCCAATAAATTATAATTATTATTAATTTCTGCTTGTATTCCTGTAATAGTTATAACAAAATTAGCATCGGCAGAATTTAAATTTACTATTGAATTCGCAATATCAATCCAACCATTTCCAAATGTTAAAGAAATCAATGGGTCATAAGTATAATAAACCTTTAATTTTCCATCTACATCAATTTTAGTCCTATAATCTGGAACTCCTAATGGATTTATAATAGGAAAATCAGTAGTAGATTTACACCAAAAACGAATTTCACCAACTACATTAGAATTATATATATATGTGTGAGTTTTATCATAAGGAATTGGTAATGATATATGTTCGGTCTCTTCTTTTATTAATTTATTAATATCATATCTTAAATTACTTGTTTTATTACTACTATTTATTTCAAGTATATTTGATGTAATTAATATATCATTTTCAAGGATATTTGATGTTATTATTATTTGATTTGATAAGATATTTGATGTATTTGATGTATAAAAATATAAATTATTTGATGAATTATGAAAAAAATCTTGATGAGTTGTTCCAATCCAAGAGTTAATATTATAAAGATTATTATTATTCATTTCTATATTAAAAATATTTTTTCTTTTACATTAATAGATATGAAAGGTAAATCTACTAAAAAGACTTATAAGAAAAAATCTACTAAAAAAGGAGGAGGTTGTGGTTGCGGATGTGGTGGATATTAATTTATTTTTATTTAAATTTATTTAAAGATTTAAATATATTTATATATGTTAAAGAAATGTCTAATGAAGTTATTGAAACTCCTATTAAGCGTGATTGGAACAATAAAGAAGATAAGAAGGCATATATGAAAGAATATATGAGAGATTATATGAGAGAATATCGTAAAAAAAATACTGAATTTTATGAAAAAGAAAAGAAATATGTTGCTGAATATTTAAGAAATAAATCTCAAAATAATCCTGAATATCGTGAGAAAAAGAATAAATATAGTTTAGAATATTATCATATGAAAAGACAACAAAAACAATCAATTTCTGTTTAATTCCTTTTTTTTCTATTAATCATTTTAACGCAAAAAAATGATTTAAAATTATTTTCTTTTATATATTTAAGTTAAAAAAATGAGTAAAGAAGTATTCCTTTCAAATCCTACTATTAATGCTATTTTAAATTATCCTCAACCTTCTTCATTAAATGTTAGTGAAATTATGTATAAACCTGAAATATTACATATATTAACTTCATTTGACCCGTGCACTCCTAATTTTAATAAAATCCCTGATGCTATTTATCCTGAAAATATTAATTCATTAAAAACATTATATCGTCATACTCGCTATTGTCGTCATAGTTGTTCTTATACTAAAATTATTTCTGGTAAGGGCAGATATTATAAAGAAAATAATATTAATAAAAAAGATTATGCTTCTCTACAAAATTGTTATTCAAAAGTTAGAAGGTTGATTGTTGATGGTAAGTTAGTTGCAATTGATATGATTAATGCTCATCTTGAAATTATTAAAAATCTTGCGACTATTCTTAAAATTGATGTGGAAAAATATCAAGTTCTTAATGATTATTGTATTAGAAGAAATAGCATTCTTGAAGAAGTTATGAGAATTTTTGAATGTGATAGAGAAGTTGCTAAAAATTATTTTATTATTATTCTATTTGGTGGTTCTTATGATACTTGGATTACCAAAAATTATCTTTTAAATAAAACTCATTTAAAAACTGATTTTATGATTAATTTCGAAACTGCTTTTGATATCATTAAATATGAATTAAATAAATTAGATGTTATGAATGGTTTTAAAGTTTTAGAAAAACAAGTTAATAAAAAAAATAATTGGAAAATTGAGAGAACTGCTATTGCTATATTTCTTCAAGAAATTGAAAGTAAAATCCTAACTATTATGTATCAATATTTAGAGAAAAAAGATTGTATTATTCGTATTCCTTTACACGATGCTTTATGGTTTGATGATTGTAAAAATATTACTAATAATGGAACTAATCTTGATTTCCTTAATGAATTAAGTCAGGAGATTAAGAATAAGATAGGTCTTGATATTCCTCTTGATTATGAAGAAACAAAACCTAATGAAGATGATTTAAAATGGTTTGAAAATCATAAAGACTTCTATGATGCTAATTATAAAGATAAAGAAAAAAAAGATGATAAAATTCTTATTGAAAACTCTAATGATGACGAAGGAGCATCTAAAATAGTTATTAATATATATAAAAAAGATATTATTCGTTGTAGTTCTCGTATTTTAGTTAAAGAAAATAATTGTTGGATTTTTGAAAAAGAAGAGGTTAATAGAGTTCTTTGTAATATGATAGTTAAATCTAATATCTTTTTTCTTGGAGCAAAAGATAAAGCATATTCTTATTCTAATGCTATTTCACATCAAAAAAATTGTGTTATTGCTATTCGTAATAGTCCTTTAATTAAAACTGATGATAAATTTATTAATAATGTTTCATTTAATAATAAGGGTTATTTACCTTTCCTTAATGGTATTTGGAATATGAAAGAAAAGAAGTTATATAATTATGATGAAATTCCTAATATTCATTTCTTCTATATTATTAATCGTAATTTAAATGAAATTAATATAGAAAAATATGATGAGTTTATGAATAGGGTTATTATTCCTATTTTTCCAAATGAAGTTGAAAGAAATTATTTCGCTCATACTACTTCAAGAGCAATTGCGGGACATAATGAAGATAAGAAATGGTTTGGTGTTAGTGGTCTTCGTAATTGTGGAAAAGGTGTCATAACTTTACTTATGGGTTATGCCTTTGAAAAATATTTTGGAACATTTATTGCTAAATGTCTTGTTAAAGTTAAAAATAATAATCAAGAACCCGCAAGAGCATTAGGTTGGTTAATAGACCATATTATTACTCGTGCTTTATGGTCTAATGAAATTGATGCTGATGAATGTAGTGAAATTTTAAATGGAATTCTTATAAAAATGATTGCTTCTGGTGGTGATGATGTTATTGGTAGAAAATTGTTTGAAAATAATATTACATTTAAACCCTCTTTAACTATGTCATTATTCTTTAATCATATGCCTAAAATTGAACCTATGGATGCTCTTGAAAATTATTTGGAGTTTGCTTGTAAGTCTAAATTTGTTTATCCTGATGAGTTAAATCCTGAAATACCAATTTATAAACTTCGTGATGATAATATTAAAATTTATATTAGAGAACCTGAATGTATTGATGCTTTTATTTGGTGGATTTTAAATGCTTATGATGATATTCTTCCTATTCCTCAATCTATTAAAAGTATTAGTGATGCTATTAATAATAGCGATGTTAAGATATCAGTTGATAAATTTATTTTAACTAATTTTAAAAATGGTCGTGATAAAGATAGAATATTTACAAGAGATATTAAGCAAATTCTTGATGATAATGATTTTAAATTATCTATTAAAGATATTCATAGAACTTTTGCTATGTGTCAAATAGGAGTTTATAAAGATAAGGTTCGTATTGATAATGAACAATCAGGAGGATACATTAATATTATTTATAAACCTGTGATTGAGAATGATGGGGAAATTGATAATTAATTTTTGGGGTAGTTGTGGTAGTTGGGGCATATCGATTGAGACTTCCTATAAAAGTTCTTTTATTTTATATATTTTCTATTTTTTTTCTATTTTTTGGAAATTTGTGCAAACTCTTTACAAAACTACCCCAACTACCCCAACTACCCCAAAATAATAATAAGACCATTTCAATAATAATATATTAATAATTATATTATTAAAATGATAATAATATAATAAATCTAATATATTATTAAAAAGATTTAAGCATTTAATTAAGTTATAAATATTAATGACAGATTATATTACTTTTATAGGAGAGGAACCAATAAGTGTTGAAGAATATATAGATGAAGAACATAAAGGAAAAACTAAATGTATTTGTGGAAAAGAAGTTCATTTTGTTAATGAGAGTTGTTTCTTTGAAAGAAGAGGAGTAATAGTTCAAAAAACTAAACACTTTTCGCATTTTAAAGGTGAGAAATGTTTTATACCAAAAGATAAAATAGAGAAAAAAGAAAATAATGAATTAGAAGATAGACCAGAATTAACATTAGAAGATAAACGATTAAAAAGAATTAAAAAATTAATAATTAAACATAATCAAGATTTAAAAACATTAAATGAGAATAGAGCAATATTAAAGAATATTATTGATAAAGCAAAATATCATAAAATAAATTATAAAGAAGAAATAAAAAAACAGGATTTAATATCAAAATTTTATAATGGAATTTATAATCTAAATATAAATAATTATGAATGTATATCATTCAAGGAATTAATAAATAAGAAGATAGAACCTAATAAAATTTATAGAATTAATGAAATCAATTACCAATATATATTTAAAAAAAAGGGTAATGAAATACAGGATTATTTATGGATATCATCATCATTTATAAATAAAATAGTAGTAGATTATGATTTATATTGTAAATATTTAAAACAATTATCATTAATAATTATTTATTATTCTTCAAGATGTAATAAAGAAAATGTAGATACAATCAAAACAGATTTAGAAATATTAGAAAATATAATAAATGAAAAAATATATGAAGAAAGACATAAAAAAATAATGGAAGAAGTTAAATTTATAGAAGATTAAAAAGATGATTTTATAAATGATGATTAATTTTCTTCTTCTTCCGCTTCGCTTTTATCTTCTTCTATTGAATGAAATAAATCACCTAAACTATCTTGAATACCATCATAAAAACTATAATTATTTAATATTAATTCTTTTTCTTCATCTGTTATAAAATCAGGTTTATTTTTTAATTTTCTTAATAATTGTAATAAATCTTTATCTAAATATCTTTTATATTTTTGTAAAATAGTATCAATATTATATTGACTATATTCATCTTTAATATCTATTTTATACATCTTTATTTATAAATTATTTTTATTTTTATTTTAATTCCATCCAACACCTCTATGAATTATTTTAGTTCTTATTTGAGATGGTTGAAAGAATTCTTTAAGAGTATTAGAGATATTAAAAGTAATATCATCATTAATTTTACAACAAGTAAAGATATCTAAATAAGCAGTTTTTTGAATATCACAAATATGAAATGTTATGGATGATAATGATATAATACAAGTAATACTATAACCAATAAGACCTTTACTTCTATTATAAAGATTATCTTCAAAATATTCAAATATAGGTTCGCCAATAATTTTCATATCCATTATATCTTCAACGATTATATGAAGTAATTCATTTAATTTTTTTTTATCTTTTGATTTAATGCTTTCTATATCTTTTAAATCATATATTAATAGACTACCAAAATTATTATTATCCATATTATATATAAATATGGAGAATAATAAAAATATAATAAAATTAAATTCATATTTAGATAAATGTTTTATAAATGCTTTATTATGTGATTATCATTATCAATGGTATAATAAAATTTCTATGATAGTTATGCTACCTACGATTATAGGTTCGGCAATCTTAACTTGTTTAAATTCAAGCGAAATTGAAAATAATTTAATAAAATGGATAAATATAAGCGTTAATGGAACAAATACCTTAATAATTGCTCTTACGACAAATTATAAATTACAAGATAGAATAACAACATATAAAACATTATATAACAAATTTCAAAAACTTTCACATAAGATAGAAGCAAATATAAATAATTCAACGGATATAACAGATAAGATAATAGATGAGATAATAAATGAATACGATAGTCTTCAAAATGATAATGATTATGGATTTCTATCATCTTATAAAAAAAAAATAATTAAAAAATATGGAAAAAGCAAGCAAATGCCCAATAGTCTTCAATTAGAAATAGAAGGAGATTTAATAATTAATAATCAGGTTTAATAGGTATAATCGTAATATTCATCAATTCAATAATAGTCTTCTTCTTCTTTTCAGGAATTGGTTTAATCTTCTTTAATTTATAATTAATACTTTGAATTGAAATCATATATATTCTATATAATGCGATTATTTTTAAATATTTAAATAAAAATCTAACTTTAATATAGATGTCTTTAAATATAGAAGAAATATTTAGTTGTAGAAGTATTACTAAATCTTCATTAGAATTATATAAAACAAAACTTTTAATATTAAATGATAATAAACCAATTAAAAATCTTAATTATCTATATGATATTGGTAAGATTAATGAAAAAATAAAAAACCTTAAACCAAACACTCGTAGAACATATATAATAGCAATAACATCAATTCTTGCTTGTTTAAATAGAGAAGATAAGAAACCTAATAAAAAGATTAAGAAGTTATATCAAGATTATTCAAAGATTTTAGATGAATATAATAATAAATTGAGAAATCAAACAGAGATTACGGAAGGAACACAAGTAATATCAAAAGAAGATATAGATAAGGTTTATCAAAATCTAAAAAATAATAAAGATATGAATAAGCAAAAATATCAGGATTATTTAACATTATCTCTTTATTATCTAACACCACCACGAAGAAGTTTAGATTATAAAATGATGAAGGTTATTGAAGATTTTGATAAAGAACTTTCAAAAGATTATAATTATTATGATGGTTCAAAGTTCTTCTTCAATGCTTATAAAACCCGAGGCAAATATGCTTTACAGGAGATAGAAGTTCCTAATGAGTTAAAACAAATATTAGACTTTCATATAAAATCGAATAATTTAAAAGATGATGATTTTATCCTTCGTGATTTAAAGAATGAAACAGAACTAAAAAGAGGTAATGAAATAACATTAATTCTTAATCGTATTTTTAAATCAAAAGTGAGTGTATCAATGCTTCGTAGAAGTTATTTAACAAATAAATATGGAAATATGAGTGATGATTTAAAAAACGATGTTGATAAGATGGCGACAAGCGTGGGCGTTGCTAATAGTAATTATATAAAGAAAACTTAATATAATTATACAACTCTATACAACTTTATAAATGCCTCGTAATCCTATTGATTATTCAAAAACAATTATATATAAATTATGTTGTAATGATATTAATATTACTGAAATATATATTGGTTCTACTACGGATTTTAAAGCAAGAAAATATCAACATAAAACATCTTGTAATAATGAAAAATGTAAAAAATATAATTATAAAGTTTATCAATATATTAGAGATAATGGAGGTTGGGATAATTGGTCTATGATAATGATTGAAGAATATTCGTGTAATTGTAAATTAGAAGCAGAAAAACGAGAACGATATTATATAGAAGAATTCAAATCAAGTTTAAATAATAATATTCCAACACGAACATTTAAAGAATATTATGAGAATAATCAAGATAAAAAGAAAGAATATAATAAAGAATATTATGAGAATAATCAAGATAAAATAAAAGAATATAATAAAGAATATCGTGAAAATAATAAAGAATATTATAAAGAATATCATAAAGAATATCGTGAAAATAATCAAGATAAATTAAAAGAATATAATAAAGAATATCGTGAAAATAATCAAGATAAAATAAAAGAAAATAAAAAAGAATATAGTGAAAATAATCAAGATAAATTAAAAGAATATAAAAAAGAATATAGTAAAAATAATCAAGATAAATTAAAAGAAAAATTTAATTGTGATTGTGGTGGATGTTATACAAGACCAAGTAAAGCAAAACACGAAAAAACTAAAAAACATCAAGAATATTTAAAAGGGAGCATCCCAGAGAATAACACGAGCGAGATTGTTTGCTGAATATAAATCATTTTTCCAAGAACCACGAATATTCGCAGTTCTTTTTAAGTAATTCTCACGACGAATATTATCATTATGAAAAGTATAGTCTTCAAAACCCATTTGACCAAAATGCGTAAATTTATTAGTTTTAGGATTGATAATAGAGTATTTTTTATTTTTATGTGTTGAAATGTTAAGTCTTGTATTTCCAAGATATTTTTTAGTATTTTCAATAGCAATCCTTGGATTACTCACTTCTAATAATTGATTTAATTTTTGTTCTTGGTTAGGATTGTAATATAATGTATTCATATCCATTATTAATTAATAAATATATTATATTATAATAAAATGGATAAATATAATATATCAATTAGACCCAGTCCTGATGAATTAATACAAATGAGAAAAGATTATAAATTAAATCCATTAGAATGGATTAAACAAGCATTAGATAAGAATATTGATATTACTAAAATATTAGAAATAATAGTAAATGTAAGTAAAAAAGAAGCACAATTATATAATGCTTTTTTTACTCCTGATAGTCTATCAAATAAAATATTCGATATATCAGGAATATATCAAAATTTATCTTATCAAAGTATTATGAAAAAAAAGACACGCATATTAGAATTTTCAGGAGGAGTTGGTAATATTATTTATAATTTATTAGATGATTTAAATAAAGAATATTATAAATATATTGAAATAGATTTTATAGAAATAAATGAGGAATTTTTTAATATAGCAAAAGTAAGATTAGATAAATATAAAGATATTATTAACTTTTATAATATAGACTTTTTTAATTTTAAAAATAAATATGAATATGATTATATTATTGGTAATCCACCATTTAAAATTAAAAATCAAGATACAACTATATATGATGTTGATTTTTATAATAAATCGTGGGAAATGTTAAAAGAAGATGGAAGTATGTTAATAATAATGTCTCCAAGTAGTTTAACATTAAACACAAAATCACATATTAAATTTAAACAATTATTACCTGAAACAGATAAAAAAGAATTAATTAATTCAGGTTATTTATATATAAATGATGAAAAATTTAATAAAAAAGAAAAAGGAGTTAAAGCAGGTTTAACAAATATAGAAACATATTTTTTTAAAATTACAAAAGAAGAACAACCAGAAGAACCGGCAAAAGATTTAAATGTTCCAGCAAATATTATTCAAAATGCTATTAGACAAAAAAGAGCAAGAAATGAATTAAAAAATAAACAAGCAGAAGCAAAGACGAAACAAGAAGATTGTCCCAAAGGAAAAGAAATAAAACAAATAAGATTTTTAAGATGTGTTAATATACCAAAAGTAAAAGAACTAACAGAAGAAAAAGAATTAATAAAAAAAATTGGTAAAACAATTCCAAATGATTTAATATATGATATAAATGAAGATATAGATAATTTAGAAAAAATAAAAAATAAAAAACAAAAAGAGAAAGATATTAAAGATATTTTAAATGAATTAGATGAAAGTGATAAAATCGCAAAGCAAATTTTAAATGAGACTAAAAGTAAAATTAAAAAAGATAAAGTTTTATTATTTATAGAATATAATAATAAAAGAATTCAATTATTTAATGATTATATTAATAAAGAACCTATTCAACCTACTATTATAGAAGAACCTATTCGCCCTACTATTATAGAAGAACCTATTCGCTCGCCTTTGGTAAAGAAACCCAGAGGAAGACCTCCTTCAAAAAAAAAAGAGAAAGAAATAGAATTATTTCCAAAACTTACACCAGAATTAAAAGAATTAAAAAAATATATTGGAAGTCTTATAGAACCTTCGAGAATTTATAATATTGATTGGGTTATAAATAATATTGAAAAATCAGGAAATAGTTATGATAAGAAGAAAGGAGACGCAGAACAAGAATTAGATTATTTTAAAGAAATATATATAGATGTTTCTAATAGAAAAAATGAGAATTTAAAAAGTAAAACTAAACTAAAAATAGATAAATATTTAGAATTTGAAAAGAATAGAATAGATAAAATAACTGAATATATATCTAAATTAAATCAAATTATATTTAATATAAAAGAACAAAGAAAATTACAAAAAGTAGAACCAGAACCAAAACTAGAAGAACCAAAAGCTTTATTAAAAAAAAATAAACCATCATCTTTAATAA